CATACTCTATGAAAAATGAGAACCCCATGGTTCTATAACGAAAAAGAGGATGCATCATTTTGACACATCCTCTTTTTTATTAAAACACTGAAAAACACAAATACGCAACAATAGGTTTATTGTTTGGTATTAATCATCGTAAAAACTGAATATTAATGAATTGAGGTGTAACTTCAAACATTAATATTCAGTTTATAATATATGGCTACACTTGTATTCCGCGTAAGCGCACAATATGATGAAGTTATAAGACTTCGTAATGAGATTAGTAAGCTGGAAGCCCAGTTAAAGAAGATGGACGTAAACAAATCCCCCGCAGCAGCCAAGACATTGGAGACTCAACTGGCATCTGCTCGCCAACAAATGATGGGGCTGGTGACCGAGGCGGCCAAGGCTGGTGCTGTGATGGAGAAAGACTTTAAATCCAATATTTACAATGCCTCACAATCTGTAAATGATTTTACTCAAAAAATTATTGACCAGAAAAGAGTTGTCAAAGACGTAGAACATGATGTTAAGCGGTTGGGCGATGCTTATAAAACAGCTTTAAAAAGAAATCCAACGGGAGCTGTAAGCTTATTATCAGAATACCAATCTGCAAAGAAGACTCTCGATGAAGAAAAAGCTACTTTATTTGGTTTGACTCAGCAGCAGGCTGAAGCCCGTCTTTCAGTAAAGAGACTGAAGGATGAATATGCAGCCTTTAAGGAAGAAGCAGGCGAAACGGTCGAAGCAAATGATAAAATGTCCGTTTCCTTAACTAAAGTACTTGGTGTAATAGGTGGAGTAACAGCCTTGAAAAACTTTGTTACAGAACTTGTCAATGTACGAGGACAATTCCAGCAGCTTGAAATTGCTTTTTCAACCATGCTAAAAAGTAAGGAAAAAGCGGATAAACTGATGTCAGAGCTGGTGGATATTGCTGCAAAGACACCCTTCGACCTCCAAGGGGTAGCATCTTCTGCCAAGCAAATGATTGCTTACGGCTCGTCTGCTGAAAATGTGGGTGATGAGCTTGTAATGTTGGGTAATGTAGCCGCCGGTGTTGGCTCCCAGCTTAGTGAAATAGCCTATCTCTATGGTACATTAAGGACGCAGGGTAGAGCTTATGCTACAGATATTCGTCAATTTGCAGGACGTGGTATCCCTATTTATGAAGAACTGGCAAAGGTTCTTGGCGTTACAAAGGACGAAGTTTCCGGTTTGGTCACAGCAGGTAAGGTTGGCTTTAAGGAAGTAGAACAGGCATTCAAGAACATGACTAGCGAATCCGGGATCTATTATAATTTGATGCAGGAGCAATCAAAATCTCTTACGGGACAGTTAAGTAATCTTGGGGATGCTTGGGACACAATGCTCAATGAAATCGGTAAGGACACACAAGGAATAGCATCCTCAGGAATATCTGCTGTGAAGGGGCTGATTGAGAACTATGAAACGGTAGGTAAGGTTTTATTGGGATTGATAGCTACTTATGGAACATATAAAACGGCTCTAATTGTTACGAGAATTACTCAAGATGCGTTGACTGCACGTATGGAGCTTGCAATACTTGTAACTAAAGCACAGACAGTAGCGCAAAAGGCATTGAATTTGACAATGAGCGTTAATCCGTATGCTGCGATAGCAACAGTTGTGGTAGTCACGAGTGCTGCTTTGTTAAATTATGCTAGTAATCTTGATAAATGCAAGAAGGGAATTGATGCATACAATAAATCTGTTGAGGAGGCAGCAAGGAAAGAGGCAGAGCATAAGGAAGAAATTGAAAAGCTTTTGTCAGTAGCGCAGGATGAACAGTCTTCTACTGAAGACAGAAAAGAAGCATTGATTCGTCTTGAGCAAAAATATCCAGACATATTCAAGAAATATAAAACAGAGGCAGACATGCTTCGTGATATTTTGAATATAAAAAAACAAATTAATGAGGAAGATGAACGAAGAAGAAATGTTTCCGATCAAGAAGAACTAAATAGATTGAATACGGAAATCAATAAACTGAATGAAGCCATTAAATCGGCATCGCAGTCTGGTGCTGGATTATCCATACAGTCATTGGTTAATGAAAAGAACAATCTTATTAAGCAGCGTGATCTGAAACAGGAGGAAGTTAATAAGAAACGACATGATGAAATACTCTCAGACCTTTCTGGCTATTCTAATGAGCAACTTCAAAAAGAGGTGGACGTGAGAGAACGTTTGATGAAACGTTTGGAAAATGCTCAAAAGCTAGGAAATTCTGTCAAAAATGGCAAAATATTGAATGGAATATTGCCTGGTGTCAAGACTAACGAGCAATTGCAAGCCGAGAAGCAAACTATTGAACGGGAACTGAATAATAGAGGAAAGACAAACGATGAAACAAAAAACAAAAAGTATTGGGAAGATAAAAAGAAAGAAGCAGAAGCGGCTCGTGATGTGTTAGATGTATCTGAGAAAAATTCTGAAGAATGGAATAGATATACTCAGCAGATACAAGAAGCTCAGGCCCAGATTGAAAAGTATTCTAATTCTAACACAATTCTAAAATATGCCGAGCGACAAAAGAAAGAACAGGAACAGATTGCTGAAGAACTCCTTCAGCTTCGATTTAAGAATCAGCAGGATGAAATCAATCTGATGGAAGATGGGGCTGAAAAGAAACGTAAGCAGATAGAACTTGATTATCAGAAAGAATATACAGAAATTCAGAAATTAGAGAGGGAGTGGTTGGCAAAAAATGGCGAAAAACTTACACAAGAACAATCTATTGAAATTTCAAGACGATATACCAATGCTGAAAGTAAATATGATAAAGGTATTTCTGAACTTGAAGGTGGTTTTACTCCTGAGCAATTAAAGACATCCATGAACGAATATCTTGCAGCTTATGGAACATATATTAATAAACGCAATGCTATTATAGCACTGAGTGAAGAAAAGAAGAAAGGAAAGAACGAATGGGAGAAAAAAAGCATAGATGAAGAAACTAAACGTACTCTTTCTAATTTAGATATTGAAGCTGCAAAGACCACATCGTCAATTTCTCTGTTGTTCGGTGATATGAAGGATAAAACTCTAAAAGATTTACAAGATATCAATGAGAAAGGTAAAGCTGCTTTAGAGTTTTTGAAATCCAGTGAATGGAATGAAGAAAAAGGCTTAGAATTGGGTATAACCAAAGAAACTTTTGAAGTATGGAGCCAATCACCTGAAAAACTAAAGAATATTTCTGATGCATTAAGGGATAACAAAAAGGCAGCGGATGATTTAAGGCCGTCTTATGATAAAGTTGCAGACGGATTGAAGAAAATCTTCATGTCTGGAGATGATACAAAGAAGCTGAAAGAGTCCCTCTTTGATATTCAAGAAGGCATGAACGAGATTATGCAGGTAGGATCATTCCTTTCTGATACATTTTCTTCTCTTGGTGATGCCTTTGGTAATGATACTTTTACAGATATTGCAGATGGTATTAACGTTGCTATGGATGCTGCTAATTCAGCAATGCAAGGAGCACAAGCTGGATCTGCATTTGGCCCTTGGGGGGCAGCAGCTGGCGCCGCTATAGGTTTGGTTAGCTCACTTGCTTCTTCTATAGCAAAAATCCATGATAAAAAGAATGAAAAACGTATTCAAGAATTACAAGATCAAATTGAAGTTCTTGAGAAATCATATGAGAGACTTGGTAATTCCATTGAAAAGGCATATTCTAAAGATGCTTCTAATTTAATTAATCAGCAAAATAAACTTTTAGAGCAGCAAAAGGTTCTCATTCAACAACAGATTAGGGAAGAACAAGATAAAAAAAAGACAGATAATGACCGTATTAAAGAATGGCAACAGCAAATTGAAGAAATCAATAATTTGATTGAAGAAAATAAAGAAAAAGCTGTAGACGCTATTTTTGGAGAAGATGTAAAAACTGCTATAGAAGACTTCGCTTCTGCATATGCAGAGGCTTGGTCTAACGGAGAAGATAGAGCCGAGTCAGCAAAAGACGCGGTGAAAAATATAATGCGCCAGATGGTTACAGAGTCTATTAAGTCCGCAATTCAAGCTTCTGGATCAATGGAGAAAATAAGGCAGAAACTTCAGGAATTCTATGCCGATAATGTCCTTTCAGGATGGGAGCAAAATTATATCTACAATATGGCTGAAGAACTCCAGAAAGAGTTGGATAAACAATTTGGTTGGGCTGATAGCCTTATGAAGGATGACTCCAAAGAGCAACAATCTGCCTCCGGTAGAGGTTTCGGTACAGAAATGACTCATGAGGATGCTGGTGAATTAAGTGGGAGGTTTACTGCTTTATATGAGTCAAACCTTCGCATAGAAACAGCTACCCAACAACAGACGATTGCTATTACAGAACTTCGCGGATCAATTTCCAGCTTAATTACTCAGGCGCAGGGTATGTATAATATTGCTGATGAAACACGCACTATATTAGCTAACTCCTATCTAGAATTGCAGCAAATCAGAGAAAATACGGGCGAGATTATTAAGCCAATTAAACAGATACAAAAAGATATAGAAGAAGTAAAACGTAACACATCAAGATTATGATAGAAGTAAAGGATATTTTAAATAAAGCGATAGGATTAGGGGCATGTTCTCAATCATCTAAGGCTACAGATTGGAAAAGTCTTGTGTGGCTTTTTTTCTCTCCTCAGGGATGTGAGTTCTGTAAAAGTATTAATTACCCTTCACTGGAGATGTTTCGCTCAATGAAAGGGAATGTAGAGTCATTCGGAGTACATATAGAAGAAAATGTGAAAGCAGTAAACGAGGATAAGGCAATAATCGGAGGTACTGCTGAATTGACTTTTCAAGGTACGGATAAAGCTTATAAAGTAATTATCATGCACAGTGGCAATGTTCGTATTAAAATAAGTAATTATGCAGTTGTCCGTATAGAGAATATTAGTGGTAATTATGAGATTATTAACGATGGAACAGGAAAGGTATTAATATGAGTGGGGATTTAATTATTAACGATAGAGACGCCTTGACAACATGGGGTGTTCGCATGGGGGACGGTTTTCTCGATGCTATCGACGGATTCAATGAGATGAAAGACTACATTGAGGATGAAAGCCGGCTGGAACATGGCAAACGGGTGATAACAGATAGCGCAAAAGTAGACTCGCGAGAAGTTACCCTTCAGTTTACGATCGAGGGAAATTCAGAAAACGATTACCGATCAAAGAAAAAAGCCTTTCAGACAGAATTAGAGAAAGGTGCTGTAAATATCAAAGTTCCAGTATTGGGAGATGAAATCTATAAGTTGATTTATCTAGGAAAAAGCATTTCTTACGGGATGAGTTCTGACCGCTGTTTTGGTAAAATTTCGTGTAAATTTCAAGAGCCTAATCCTATGGATAGGAGTGAATAACAAACATTCACCTTATTGTTTCAAATGGAAGTCCTGATTTTTAGGGCTTCCATTTTCTATTTATGAACTTTGGAGATATGATAGAAATTAAAGACATATCAGGTAAAACAAGGCTTTCAATCCCAATTAATAAGGGAGCTAAAGGAAAGTTTACTCTGATGAAGGAAGACTATATAATTCTTCCTTTTTCGGTAGCTAAGCCTGTGCAGTTTAAACTTGGTGATTATGTAGATTTATCCGGTGTCCTTGATGAATCATTAGGTGGAAAGCTGGCAAAAATCTATGAGATAACTGACCTTCAGAAGCCTACTTACAACACTTCAACTGGAGGCTATGATTATAATCTCCAGATGAACGCCTACTATTGGAAGTGGAAGAACAAAATCTTTAAATACACTCCGGAACATGCAGGAAATGAAGCATCATGGTCGCTTACTGCTGCCCTTGATGTACAACTTGGTGTGTTTCTTCGTAATCTCAAGGCTTTAGGCTATACATATAGAGGAACAGACTTTATTTTCAGCATAGACGATACTGTAGAGAATAAGGCCGTAGCGATGACCTATGACAACATGAACTTGTTGGATGCCTTGTTTTCTATGGCGGGGGAGGATAAGTGGAACTGCGATTGCTGGATAACGGACAACGTGATTCATTTTGGGCGAAATGAGTTCGGAGATGCCGTTAAAATTGAGCGTGGTGTCGAAGCGTCGTCTATCACCCGCAGCGAAAGCCAGGGCACTTATGCCACCCGTATCTATGCGTTTGGTTCAACAAAGAATATCCCCACGAACTACCGTCCGACCGATGAGCAAGCCGTGGTGAACGGCGTAGTACAGAAAAGGCTTATGCTTCCGGCCGACACTCCCTATATTGATGCATACGAAGGAATGTCGCAGGAAGAAGCCATTGAGGACGTGGTGGTGTTTGATGATGTCTATCCCCGACGTGTTGGCACTTTATCCGACGTGCACACCCGCACCGAGGAAGTAGAGAATGAGGACGGTACAAAAGAAACTATTACGTACTATCGCTACAAGGATGCTGGGTTAGAGTTCAAAGAAGACTATATTCTTGAAGGTGAAAAACTGAAAATCCAATTTCAATCCGGGAAGCTGAATGGAATGGAATTCGGCGTAATCTTCAATCCCAAACCGAAAGATGAAAGTCGGGGAGATCAACTATGGGAGATTGTTCGCAATGAAGATTATGGTCGACCATTACCGGATGATATGATGTATCCTGCCAACGGCGATGAATACATTCTATCAGGTTTTGATATCCAACTGGTGTCCGACCAATATATTCCAGAAGCTGAACAGGAATTAAAGGAAAAGGCTCAAAAGTACACTGAAAAAGTGAAGAAGGATGATGGAACCTATCCGACTACCCTTAGGAGCTCATGGGTTAAAGAGGATTTACTCTCACGAACTTTCGAGTTTGGGCAACGTATCAATCTCGTAGACGATACATATTTTGAAAATGGGCGCATTTCACGTGTCTTGGGATGGGAAATGAATCTTGATATTCCTTGGGATTCTCCAGTTTACACGATTGGGGAAAGTATGCCTTACTCTCGTATCGGTGAAATTGAGGATAAAGTTGACTCACTTACCTACAAAGGACAGACTTATAATGGAAATGGTAATGGGGTATATGTTATCAGAGTAAATGATTCGACTACCCCTAGCGACAGTAATGTATTTTCTGCATTAAAGTCATTAAAAACACTTCTTCGTAAGGACCAGCCGGACGGAACCAGTTTTCTGCTGAAGTTCGGAGATTTCATCGATTCTATAATAGCAGGTAAGGGTGCCGGTATATATCCTGATGGGCGTGGACAATTTGAGAAACTAGAAGTGCGCAGCGCAATGATCGTAAAAGAGCTGATATACAATCGTTGGTTTGCGCAGGAAGGGAACGTCACTTATTCTGAATCTGGTACAATCGAACGAATTGAGCAGCTCGAAGACGGCACTTATGACCTGTATCTTCGTCGTCGCTGGGATAATGATATTACGGCATTCAAGGAACAAGACGTAGACTACGGCTCAGTGAATAACTTGAACTCAACTGGAGAATATTATGATAGCTGGTTCCGCGTATTAAATGTAATGCAGGCAGAGAATAAGATTAACGTGGTTCTTTATCCTGATGAAGAGGTGCCGGGTGGTAAGAACTATCCTCCTGCTTCCGGCATGGTAATTACCCGTCGAGGAAATGCAGTTGATGAAGAACGGCAGGGATTCTGGTATATATCCAGCTATGAAGGCTGTATCTGCATGCTTGATGGGGTTACGAAACCTATACTCGAGGAATCTAATTACAGCATCATTATCGGAAAACTGAAGAGGTTGGAACTGTTCGATAACCTCCCTATCAATTACCGGCATAGCTATGTATATTGCCGTGGTATAGCCATTCAGGACTTGATGCGAATTAACTATCAGGGTGTGGTTGTCGTGCAGCTTAACGACCGTGGTTTCTGGTCATTGGAGGTAGCTCAAAGTGAAAATCCTTATACTGCTGGCGAAGAAATGGTTGATACGGTATGGCATTACGGATGTCGCTGGAAATGTCTTGTCACCGGTACGACGGACGAACCTCGCTATGCAAGTACAGGCTGGGCAATGATAGAAGGTAATCCATCCTTTACGATAGACATAGACAGTTCAAATGGATGGCAGTTTGATGCAGACAGAATATCAGATCGTGACGAATCTGGAGATTATATCGTATTCACGGAACTTATAGTTTCCGGATTATTATATAACCAGGATGTGACAGATAATATTCTGGATTCCGATGTGACCTGGACACGTGATACAGGGAATGTAAGTGAAGACAATGCGTGGGCTATTAAAAGGGCATCTGCTGGTAAGAGGCTAAGTCTTACGTTAGATGACCTTGGAACGGATTATATGACACGTTCGTCATGTTCCTTTAAAGCGACAGTCCTTCTTCGTGACGGACAAAAATATGAGATAGCAGAAAATTATGTAACATTTTAATTTAAGTTATGGCATTAGCAAGTAAAAAGAAAAGTCTTAACATCAACTACCGCCCTCTACAGGCAAGCATAAGTATGCAGGTGGTAACAAGTGTGCCGGACAGACAGTTCTATTCGGCCATGGATAAGTCGTTTACCCCAGACTACACGCTTACCCCTCTTACTCTGTTCCCTCGCTGTGCAGCGGTGGATGTTGATTCCACGTCGGCTGCCAAGGCGATAAATTCAGAAATTACTAATATGAAGTGGTATGAGCGTATCGGAGGTGTACAGAAATTAATTAGTAGCGGTACTGATTATGTGATAACCCAGACGGGAGATAACAAGGGGCAGATACAGGTGAAGAAAAATTCAAGCATTGCGAATCCCATCACTCTTGAATTTTCTGCTGAATATGTGGATGTACGTACTAACCAAGTCTTGAAGTACACAGCCAGCAAGGTTATTATTGTGTCCGACTCAAGTTCTCCACAGCCGGTTCTTACGCTTGACTCTCCTGATACGGTACAATGGTATCCTGTACGTGACGTCATGGAGCAGACTATTACCGCTAAGTTCATGGCAGGAAATAAGGACATAACAGAAGATGAGCGTGTAAAATTCTGGTGGTACCGGGTATTGTCTACAGGTGCGTTAGAAGAAATTGTCGATGGCAATGGAGATAATGACTGGGAGATTGTGTCAGTTAACAAGAACGTGCTTGTGGTTAACCGTGATTTTATCGGAGATGAGCAGACTTATGTATGCAAGGCGGCATACCGTGAGACAGGTTCCCTCCCTGCCACTCCAGATACATTCGACCAGATTGCAACAACTCGTATTGTAAGGTATATACCACGGATTGAATGTGATTTTAAAGGAATTGTTACCGGTTGTCCGGCTGGTACAAGTTACATATATCCTCAGGGGTATGTACGTGATGCAAAAGGAGTGATATCCAGTCCTGAAGAATGGTTTAAATTTATTTGGATGGTGAAAAAGCCTGGTGCATCAGATTACAGTAAGGCAGGGGAAGGAGTAAGTCCGACCATCCCTTTCACAGAGGGCATGCTGCTTGACTTGCAGGTTGAAGATCGTGGGGCACAAGCAATATTGATTGACGATACAGACGAATCAGTATTGCAAGATGCGGATGGGAATGTTTTGTTTGACAGAATT